TGTTCCCGAAGTCAACGGCAGCACCGAAACCGAAATTCTTTCCCGTGCTGACATCACTGCGAATTGCAGACTTCGCGTGAAGGATGTTTTCCGTATTGCAGCCGCACTCAAGGCTGTTAATGCACCGAAAATCAACGGCAGTTATATTGCTATCATTCATGCGTTTGTAGCCAATGACCTGATGATGGAAGCCGGTGACAAGTGGATTGAGGTAAACAAATATGCATCTCCCGAAAACATTTTCGAAGGCGAGCTCGGTAAACTCGGCGGCATCCGTTTTGTGGAAAGCTCCGAAGCCAAGATCATCGGCCCTGCTGTTATTTCAGACGGCTTGAGCCGCCTGACGGTTGCCGAAAAGGCTGCAAGCGGTGCTACCGCTGTCAAGGTCAATGAAGTACTGACCGCAGCAACACCCGTTGAACCGATCGAAGTGTATGTAAACGGTGTCAAGAACACCGTGACCAAGATCGAAGCCGCTGCTGACGGGACCACCCTGACTCTCGGCACGGCACTCTCTGCCGCTGTTGAAGCTGACAGCATCGTCTGCGGTACGGGTGCAGGCAAGGACGGTTCCGCCGTATTCTGCACACTGTTCCTCGGCGAAAATGCCTACGGTGTCACCGATATCGAAGGCGGCGGCCTTGAGCACATTGTCAAGCAGAAAGGCTACGGCAATGACCCGCTGAATCAGAGAAGCTCCATCGGCTGGAAGGCTACGGAAACCGCAAAGCGCCTCATTGAAGAATACATGATCCGCTGCGAAAGCGGATCCGAGTTCTCCGCTGTTGCGGAAAGCAACTGATGAAAGGAGCATTTCGGTATGGCTAAGAAAAATGAGAAGAAGACCGTTCCCGTGTTCGTACCCAGAGAGTCAAAGGATGACCCCGATCTGTTTGTCAGCATCAACGGCAAACGGTATCTGATCAAAAAGGGAGAAAGCGTGTTTGTGCCCACCGAAGTGGCAGAGGTGATCGAAAACAGCCGCAAGGCGAAAACCTTTGCCGATCAATACATCGAGTCGGTCGCCAACGGCTGAGTCTTCACAACAACAAAACGGCGGACGGCTTGCAGGTCGTCCGCTTATTACTTTTAAGGAGAGATGCAAAAATGACATTTCCTTTATTGACCGCAAAACTGCAGACATTGCGACCGGGACAGGTGAAAGAAGCATGGCTTGCGGATGTTTGCAACAAACTGGACACGAAGATCTTCAAGGAGATCATTCTGACACATGAGCATTCACCCCATGTAAAAAGACCGCACTATACCGTTAAGGATGTGACTACGGACAGAAAACTGCTTGCAGAGGACGGATATGACGATGTGTATATGTGGTGGTGCTGTATGGAGATTGACCTGCAGTACGGCGACATGAACCGCTATGCCGTCAGCCGATCGCTGTTCAACGATGCCTACACCGACATGGCGGCACGGTGGACGAGAACCCACATGCCGCTGTCGGCAACGGATGACGATACGGGCAGTGTGCATCCCGTGCTGGGGGTGCTTGTATGAGAAAAAGCTATATTCCCGTGCCTGCGGTGAACCGCACGCAGGTGACGGATTTCAGGGGCATCAATCAGCACCCGGGAGCCAACGAAAACGAATGGGCTGACCTGTGCAACATGGTGGTGGACAACGGCTGTCTGCGCACGAGAAATGCTCGCGGGATTGCCGTCAATGAAATACAGACGGCTGACGGCGAAACTGAATCTCCCGACGTGTTTGTGCTGGCTTCGATGATCGAAGACATCTGTGCGTTGCATGACGGATATGCACTGATCACCGAGGGCGGTGAGTTGGTTGTGAACGGAAAAAAACTGCGTGCAGGTTCACCGAAAGCGGACACAAAAAGGTATCTTGTTCCCTTTGGTCGGTCGTTCATGATCCTGCCCGACGGGATTCTGTATACCCCCGAAGACGACGGCACATGGCAGTTTCAGAGTGTCGAAAACACCTTTGCGGCATCCTCTGCAACCGTGTGTGCCTGCGAAGCGGACGGCACGGAAATTGATGCGACATTTTCCGATACGGCTCCCGAAGATCCTTCCAACGGCAAGGCATGGGCAGACACATCGGGCGAAATGACTGTACTGCGGTATTGGTCGGCAGCGCAGAACATCTGGGTGCAGGCAACAAGTTTGTATATGAAGATAGCGGCGACGGGTATCGGACACGGATTCAGACAGGGTGATGTGGTTGCATTGGACGGCTTTTCCGTGAAAGAACTGAACGGCTCGTTTGAACTGATGAGAGTGCAGGACGACTTTCTTGTTGCGGTCTGTGTGAGTCTTTGTGCAGATTATGAGCAGGCCGCACCGTTTACGGTGAGCCGCAGTATGCCTGTGCTTGACTTCTGCATACAGCACAACAACCGTCTGTGGGGTTGCCGCAAGGGCAGAAACCACAAAGGCGACTATGTGAATGAGATCTATGCAAGCAAGCTCGGGGACCCGCTGAACTGGTTCTGCTATCAGGGCATTTCGACCGATTCCTATGCCGTCAGCATTGCTTCTCCCGGTGAATTCACGGGGGTGGGTACGACAACGGATGCGGTCGTGTTTTTCAAAAGCGACAGCGTAAGTGCCGTGTACGGTTCGGCACCGAGTGATTTTACGGTCACGACCTTTCAGTGTGAGGGCGTGCAACCGGGCAGTGCAAAGAGCGTGGTCACGGTCAACGGTGCTATTTATTATAAATCCTCCAACGGGGTCTATGTGTTCAGCGGCTATCAGCCGTATTGTGTTTCGGATGCACTGACCGCAAAGTGCACCGAAGCCGCCGCCGCGTGTGCCGGTGACAAATATTATATCCGCATGAAGGATGAGAAGAACGAAGATGTGTTGTTCGTGTATGACACCCTGCGGCATATCTGGGTTCGCGAAAACTGCATGCAGAACAGTCTGCTGTTTTCAAAGAACAATGCGGTGTATCTTGTGGCGCAAAGAGTGGTCGCTTCTGCATTATTCTCTCTTGTCTGGGTCTGGATGTATGTACATGACATCACAGCCCCCGACCGTGTAGAACTGCAACTGCTTTTTGATTATGACTTCGGCTCGGCGCAGGTTCTGTCTTGCGCTTACAAGGATGAAACGCAAGTGCAGGACATTTCCTTTGTTGCAGAAAGTGCAGACCTCGGGTTGCTGACACCCGACCACAAACGCACAAGCCTTTTGCAGATCCGTGTGAGCATGGAGAAGGACAGCATTCTGAAGGTGTCTGCGCAGTATGACGGCGGAGCATGGATTCAGTTACATGAAACCGTTGCAGGAAAACACATTGATTCCGTTTGCCTGCCTGTTACCTGCAGACGGTGCGACCGTATGAAAATTAAACTCGAAGGCTACGGAAACGTGACCGTGTACGGCATTACCCGCACTACGGAGAATGCAAGCGAGGTGAGCGTTTTAAGATGGTAAGATTTCCCTTTAAACCGAAAAGATGCAATGCACAGAACGTGCAGGAACTTGTTGCATTCATCAACGAACAGAATCTGAATCAAACGCAGGAACTGCGCATGGCTTTTGCACAGGTCAACCGCGAACTTGAAGACTTGAAAAAGGAGAGAAAAACATGAGCGAAGAAAAGAAAAAATATGTTGCGGCGGATGCAAGGGCCGCCATGCGGCAGTCGATCGGGCTGGATCCCGTTTCGATGGATTATGACTTTGACGGTGACGGAAAAGTAACCGCAGGGGATGCAAGAAGTATATTGCGGGCTTCGGTGGGACTGGATGATACAATGCCGACAACAACACCGACTGTCACCCCCGGATCTGCCACAGAACTTGCACAGCAGGCAGGCGGTTCCTTTGTGCCGACCACGTCAGCGGACTTCACCAAGGCCGCTTACAATGCCTATGCACAGTACAAGGACAACGGCGATAAGTACGAATACAATTACAATTCCGATCCGCTGTATCAGCAGATTAAAAACGATTATGTACGCACGGGAACGCTCGGTGCGGAGAACATTGCGGGCAAGGCACAGGCACAGACAGGCGGCTACGGCAACAGTTATGCACAGACCGCCGCACAGCAGGTATTTCAGGATGCAATGCTGGATCTGAATGATGTTGCCGTGGATCTCGAACAGAATGCCTACAGCCGCCACATGGACCGTCAACAACAGCGGCTGAATGAATATTCCATGCTTTCGGACATGGCGAACACCGCCTACGGAAAAGAGCTGACGGCAGCTGAACTTGCCGCACAGTTTGGTGACTACAGCCGATTCGGTGAAATGCTCGGTCTTGACCTGACACAGTATGCGACCGATGCAAAAGCACAGCAGGCACTCAACTGGGGCTTGCAGACGGGTGATTTCAGTCGCCTTGCCGCACTCGGCTTTGATACCTCTTATTTGCAGGAAACATACGACCTCAACCTCAAAGGAGCACAGCTTGACTATGCAGGCGGGGTTGCAGATATTACGGGCGATCTGTCGGAACTTGAAAAATACGGCTATTCCACCGAAGACGTGCAGAAGGCCAAAGACCTCAACTTTGCACTCACCGCCGCCGCAAACGGCGATTTCAGCAAGTTGAAAGACGTCGGCATCGACCCGACCTACATGGAAGAAAGTGCCCTTCGCGAAGCCGCCGCTTATTATGCAGAGTACGGTGACTTGAGCAAATTGCAGTCGCTGGGAATCAATACAAACTGGCTGAATCAGTACAACAATGCACTGTTGTCGATTCAGAAAGGAAATGCCATGCAGGCAGGCGGAGGACTCGGGACTCTCGGTTCATGGGGTAATTTGTGGAGCGGTTCGGGAAGTTCGGGCGGTTCCTCATGGGGCGGCTCTTACGGCGGCTCTTACGGTAGCTCTTACGGCTCGGGCGGCTCAACATCAGGCTCGGGCGGAACATCTGCTTATGATTCCGCTTATGAGTATTTAAAAAAATATGCAGGTGCGGATTATTCGGCATTTAACCTGATGCTGACGAATGCGGAGGAAAAATACGGCCTGAGTATGGAAGAGGTCAATAAACTGTATCAGGCACTCAGAGGATAAAGGAGGAATGACACATGGCACAGGTTGAAGGCAGTACCGCGAATCGGGACCGCACCAAAAAAGAAAAAGAAGAATTTTATGCAGCACAGAACACATCAAAAGATCTCGCTGACGTTATCAAAGATACGTATAACGGGATGGTGGACATTGTTGACAGCATGGGTGCGGCAACCGGTGTTACCAAAGAGGGGGATTGGGATAAATATAAATATTCATCCGGTTCTTCATCCTCGTCTTCCGGGTCATCTTCATCCAAAAAGACAACAACAAGCACACCGAGCACATCCGGCAAAAGCGTGAACATGTGGGAGAATCTTGCAACGGGCATGAAGAACACCGTCACGACCCTGATGGATGTTGCAACGGCACAAAAAACGGCCGAGCTGCGCGGTGAGGACGAAAAGACGATCTATGAAAAGATCATGTCGGGCGATCAGACCTATATTCAGTATTACGACATCAAGACGGGCGGTCTGCTGAGCGACGTTTCGGCGGTGGTTTCGTATGCAGGGAGTGAGGATGCGGATTTAGCATCTGCCGATACTTACAGTGTGGTCAAGGACGTAATTGCCCGTGTGAATAAAAACGGAGCCATACTCGGTGCATCCACCACGCAGAGTCTGCTGGATTCGCTGACGACTGTGTTGGAGCAGACAAGCGGATTTGAAGCCGAACGCACGGCACAGATGTGGACTGATGATGCCGATGCGTTGATCGACTGGTACGCAAGTGTGCAGGAGAAACTTGAAAGTGGGGATGCTGCTGCTCTTGTTAATTACCTGCGTACCGTTTCGGGTGTTGTGAACAGTGCAAACACAGCGGCAGAATATGTGCAGTTTATGGATGCGGACGAACGGCAGGCATATATTGACGGCGTTGCGGATCGACAGCAGGCACTTATTGACATTTACAACAGCATCGACATCAATCCGCTGAATGATACGCAGTTGCAGGAGTTGTTGCAACAGAAGGAAGACCTTGAAGCACAAAGATCTGCATATACCGATCCGGACGGAACAGCTATTGACTTACCGCCGATGGCACAGCTTCTTGATAATCTCGGCCTTGTTGACTTGGTTGACAATGAGGATGTTCTGGATGGTATTTTGTCATCACTCCAAACTGTCAATACAGCAATCGACAAACGGCTTTCTGCACTCGGATTTTCAAATGCGACCAATAAAGAATTATATGAAGCCTACGAGAATAACACATTGACAGAGTTTGCACAGAACCATCCTATTCTTGCTTCCGGGGTTACCGTTGTCGCGAATCTTGGGGCTGCACTTTCCGTCGGAGATACGATTGCATCAGGCTTTGGTTATTCTGACAGTGGTGCATATGAGATGCAGAAGATTTCTAACGTTTGGCGCAGTACCGCCGCACAGGAGTTTTCGGAATGGTACCATGAGCATCCCACGGTGGTCAGCGAGATTGTTGACAAGGGGCTCGGTTTTATTGATGTGGAAGATTCGGGCGAATGGCTGTATAATGTGCTGATGGCAGGTGCGGATGATCTGGCAAGAACAGGAGTTTCATCGGTGCTGACACTCGGTGTCGGCGGCGGATCAAAAAAGGTGATGAAAGCGCTGTCCACACTGCTCGCTTCGTCTTCTGCCATGAGCTCGCAGTTTGTGAATGAAATCGAAAACGGAGCATCTGCCGGGGATGCGTTGCTGTCTTCGTTCATCGGTGCGGTTGCGGAAGGTGCATCGGAATACATTTCGCTCGATCTGCTTCTGAAAGACGGCGGCGGTAATATTCTGAAAACAGTCATTAAATCCGCTTTTACGGAAGGAACGGAAGAAGTTGCAGGGCAAATTTTTGAAAACATTCTTGACCTTGCGATTCTACAGGATGAAAGCGACCTTGTCAGACGTTGGAATGAACTCAAAGACGAGGGAAACAGCAACACAGAAACGCTCAAAACGATTCTCATTGAAGAAGCGAAAGAAGCAGGATCGAACTTCCTTTCCGGTGCACTGAGTGCAGGCGGTACGGCAATCGGTACGGCTCCCGTTACGCAGGCAAAGACCAACGCGCAGAACAGAGCCTACGGCAAGGCAATCATTGCCGCCGAAGCCGTTCCGGTGCTTCTTGAAGAAGCGCAGAGTGTGCCCGGTGTGTCTGCTGAACTGCGAAAAACGGTCAGCGATCAGATGAACGCAGAGAAGCCCGGCAAGAGTTATGCAAAGAATGTCGGTCAGCTTTACGGTGAATACAGCACCGCCGCCACACAGCAGGCTGCGGAAGCTCGGCTCATGCAGATGGGCTTCAACGAAAACAAGGCTTCCGTTGCCGCCGAAGCGATCGTCAAAGACATGCAGGGCAAGGATCTGACCAAGGAACAGAAGACGGCACTGAAAGACGATTCCGTCAAGCAGGTTCACCGAGAACTGCAAGAAAAAAACGCAGGGTGGTACATGCAGCTCAATAACCGTCTCGGGCAGGTGTTTGTCCGTCAGACTGCCGACACGGCGACGGTGCAGGCAGAAGAAAAGGCAGAGCACACCGAGCCTGTTGTGTTTTCCGCTGACGGTGTGGCGATTTCTCCGCAGGGGGTTACGCAGACCGCAGACGGAGAACAGCAGATCGTGGTTGACAAGGCAAGCGGTGCGACCATGGATGTGCAGGACCTGCAGCCGACGGACGAGCGCAGTGCCGCTGTGCAAGCGGTGCTTGCCGGAGACAGCATCGGCGCACTCGGTAAGGATGTGCTGTTGGGCACACTTGAGCAAGATGGTGATTCAGGTAATATCGAAATGTGGCTTGCAGGGTATGAGGAATACTACAAAGCAGGCTTGCAGGGGTTCAACAGCGCATCCGCTTTTGAACATGCGGTCGGCACGGATGATATCGGTGCTTATCTGACTGCCGATCAGAAAGAGGTTGCATTGCTGGCAGGGCTTAAAGAGCGCAATTACACCAACGGTGTGACGTGGATCACTTCGGGCAATGTGCACGTCAGCGAAACACAGGAGACGGAAGCAAAGATCCTCGATGCTATCGGCAAGGAATACGGACTGGCTTTCGTTCTGACGGACAACCTCGACGGTGTGAACGGCTTGTACGGCAAAGGAACGCAAAGCAACCGCATTGTGCTTTCTTTGGATGCTGAAGGGGGCATTCTGACTGCCGCCGCAGGGCATGAAGTGTTTCACTATTTGAAAGAAAATGCTCCGGATGCCGCCAATTCTTTGCAGAAATTCGTATTGCAGAGGTTGTACAGCACAAAAGGCTTTGACATCAATGCAGAGCTTGAAAAGTACAGCACCCGCTATGCGCTTGAAATCGACGGCATGACGGAAACCGAACAACGGCAGTATCTGCTTGAGGAGCTCACGGCAGACAGCATGTTCGGGGTGTTTGCAAGCAAAAAGGCGGTGGAGCTGTATGCACGCAAACAGCCGAAGGATGCAAAAAAGGTTGCCAAAGCAATCAACAATTTCCTTGCAAAGGTGCGTTCTGCCCTCGAAACGCTTGCATTCAAGGGGCTTGGCTCTGTGTCGGCATTGCAACAGCAGTATGACACGCTCGACGAAATCAGTAATCAGTTCTTCGCCGCCCTCGAAGAAGCCCGCATCAACCGACAGCAAAACAAAAACACCGCCGTCAACAACGACAGCGAAACGCGCCTTTCAAAAAAAGTTGACAAGGAAAACAAGCCAAGGTACAATAAAAAGAGTTCATATAACGAGCAAATGACATTGTATATGCAATGGAGTGAAAGCCAAAGCACACCATTGGGAGAAAAAAAGGTTTTCAAACTTTATAAAAACGGTCAACACCATTTGTATGAAAAAACGGAAGAAGGTGCCGTTGATCTTGGTGTTGTTAAAAAGACTGGTAAAAGGAGTGGAGCTTATGAGACCGCTAACAGAAAAAGAATTGATAAGACTTATGAACACGATGGTTCAAGTGGGCATTCCGGAGGAAGATCTGACGGATCTGATCGGCTGGGTGGACTCAGATCTGCACATGAGGGATCTGATGGAGATCTTCCGTCAGCACGACTTCAAGATGACGACACGCGAATGGACGGACGCGATATCGAGAGTCGTGACGAAATATTTGGATATGAACTACGACGAAATTCCGCAAGAATAACATCCGAAACAGAATCCCACAACGAGATTCTGCGTGAGTCCGATGTGAAGTTTGCGGAGGCAGAGGAAGCACTCGGAGAAGCGGTACAGGAAATACAGACCGAGCAGGGCGGCAATCTGAACGGCGAAATGATTGAAAATCTTGCCCAAACAGCCGCCGAAAAACTGCAAAGCAAATATGATGCCGAACAATTCAAAAAGGCATTTACGGACGTTTTTTCTTATCTTTCGCAGGGTGGTAACATAAAAACTGCTGTGGATGTGCTGTCGGACTTTTATTTGAAGGCATTAAATACGAGTCGCAGTGAAAAAATTGACTTTTCTTTGCAGGATGCAGTTAAGGAAACCATACGGGACTTGCGAAAAAATCCCGTCGTGCTGACAGAAAATCAAATTGCCGCAATTAAAAAAGTTTACGGCGATTATGCAAACTTCCACAAGGCAAGTTTCGGAAAGATCCTGTTCAAAAAAGAGGGCAATGCACCGACCCTTGCGGAACGTTGGGCGGATATTGCAAAAGCAAATCCCGATTTTCTTGATCCTCAAACGGCGGAAGCAGATCAACCGCAGGCTTTGCTTGATTTTTATGAAGCGACAAGACCGTATTGGTACAGCAAGGACAATCCGTTCGGAGCAACGGCACTTGAACTTGACACAGCCGCTTTGCACATGACCATGCAGACCCTGCTCGACTACTTACAGGCGACACGGCCGACTGCTGCCACAGATACTTACAAAACCAAACTGGATGAATATTTTTCAAATTCAGATGCGGACGAATTCTCAGCTGCAATGGCTCTTGCCGAAAAAACAAGGGACAAATCTCTGCAATACTACAAGCGACTGACCATTCAGCGTAAACGAAGAGAAACATATGAAAACAAAAACAATCTGCGCAAATCCATTCGCAGAAATGCAAAAAGACTTGCGGATCTGCTTGTCAACGAAACCGATCAGAAGCACATTCCCGAAAAACTGAAAGCGCAGATCAGCACATTCCTTGAGTTGTTTTACAAAGATGACACCACATTCAGCGAAAGTAAACTGCTTGCCCTGCAGGCCGCCTACAACGAATACGGCAAGGACGAAGAGCTTGGCACGATGTTTGACGAGGACATTGCAAACAAGATCGGAGAAATGCGTGAAGCTCTGCACGGGAAACGGTTGACGGCACTGAACAACAGCGAGCTGCAGGCTTTGAAGGAGTTGACACAGCATTTCACCAAGATCGTGCGCGACGGCAACAAGGCATTCTACCTTGGTAAAAGAGTAAGACTGGATGAGATCGGCACAGAAGCCGTTGTCACCTACACCAGAGAAAAGCCTGCACAGCAGATCAAGATGCTGAAAGCCGCCGAATCGCTTCTGCACACCAACATGCTGACTCCGAACAGCTTTTTTGACCTTCTGCAGGGGCCGCTTGCGAAGTGTTATGAACAACTGCTGTTCCACGATCAGAACATTTTCGGACGGTACATTCTGCATGGAACGAACTTTTTGCAGGCGCAGAAGAAAAAGTACGGCTACAACGAATGGAAGGACAAAAAACTGACCTTTGTTTCCGCTGACGGGGATGAAATCAACCTGACCGCCGACGAAGTTTGTATGCTGTGGGCAACATGGAAGCGTGAACACACGAGTGCACAGCAAGCGCGACACTTAGAAGAAGGCGGCATCGTATTCAAGGATGAGCTCGGCAGAAAAGGCAAACGCGGAATCAAGGATCGTTTGTTTGAGGTGCGTGACGGCTCGGCTCACAGACTGAGTGTGCAAGACATGGAAATCATCAGTGAGTTCATGACGGATGAGATGCAGGCTTTCACAGACGAGCTTGTCGGTTTTCTTTCCAAAGATGCTTCGGAATGGGGCAATGCCGTCTCCATGGAGAAGTACGGCATCAAGAAGTTCACAGAGAAGTATTACATCCCGTTCAACACCGCAAGCAACTACAATTTCCGCAAGTTCGGCACGGACATTGAGAACGGAACAAACCGCCTGATGAACCGCAGTTGGACAAAGCACACCGTGAAAGGGGCAAACACACCGATCATCGTGGATAACCTTACCGATGTGTGGTCGGGTCACGTTGCGGAAATGGCACAGTACAGTGCGTTTGCGCTGACCTTGGACGGCATGGAGCAGATCTTTAACTACCGCACACAAGTGAACGGTCAGGTCAGCCGTGTGTCGTCACTTATCAGCACCTACTACGGGCAGAAATACATGGACTACTTCACCACATTCATGACAGACCTGAACGGCAAAAATTATACGGATCCGCGTGATGATCTATTCACAAAGTATATCAGAAATTACAAGAAGGCGGCTGTATCGATGTCGTTACGTGTAACGGTTCAACAGCCGACATCGTACTTCCGTGCTTTTCAGGAGTTAGGTTTTACTTCTATGTTCGTTTTGCCCGGTACGAAAAAGACCTACGAAGAAATGCTCGAATACGCACCCGGTGTTACACTCATAAAAGAAGTGGGCGGTTTCGACAGCCTTGTCGGTAAAAGCATGGCAGGGTACATCGGACAAGAGCATTACACAGGGAAAGCAGTTTTCCGCAATCTGCGTAGCAATAAGCAGTACCGCAAAGATGCATTTGACAACGCTGCAGGTTTGATGCCCTCAAAAATGGATCGCATTGCTTGGCAGTCGATCTGGAAAGCAACGAAAAAGCAAGTCGCCAAGGAAACGAAGCTTACCGGCGGAGCTCTGCTCACGGTAACGGGTAAACGGTTTACGAAGATCATCAACGACACACAGGTGTACGGCTCGGTGCTTGCACAAAGCCATGCCATGCGAAGCAAAAGCCCGATGATGAAGATCTTAACCGCATTTATGGCAGAGCCGACAGTCAACTACAATATGCTTCTTCGTTTAGGCAGAGAGTTGACAAAAATAAAAGGTGCTTCAAACAAGGATAAGAAAAAACACTTTGTGCGAGCTGCTTCAATCGGACTGGGTCTTTTGATATCCTCGATTGCTCAAGAAGTATTAAAGGCAGCAGTCACATATGATGACGATGAAGAAAAAAGCAGAATTGAAGTTGGCCTGCAAAATATTATTAGTGGTTTGCTTGGTAATTTACCATTTAATTGGATCGTCGGTCTTAGGGACGTCATTACTCTGTTGCAGGGGTATAGTCTTGATCGTGAAGAATTTTCAGTAATCACAGATATGTTGGATGCAATCGGGGATTTATTCAACGGTGATATGTCTGCAGAAGATAAGGCACAGTCGATTGTTTCTGCTATCACTGCACTTGCAGGGTATCCAATCGGGAATGCTTGGAGAGATGTGGAAATGATGCTCAGAACGATAGCAGCCCTGTTTGATGATGAGGAAGATGCATTTGAAACAACGGCTACCACTATAGAGTATTCACTCAGGGAAAAATTCTCATTCTGGAGTTCGTCATTGCTGAATGATATGGGTATTACCTACGATAGCAGTACGGAGAAATACTTTGAGCGTGCATTTGAAGCATTGCAAAAAGGCGATGTGCAGACCTATAATGACACCCTCGACTACATCCGCAGAAAGAGCACCATTGATGAGGATGACATTCAGAACGGCATTGCCAATCAGATCGCATTGTTCAGCGAAGATGCTTTCTTCGGCGCCTTGTCCCTCATGGTCGGTGACCTTGACAGCCATGGTGAAATGGTGGATGCACTCATTGACCTCGGTATAGAAGAAGATACTGCAGTCAAGGGGATTGAAAAGGTAGAGGCAAACTACAAAGAAATGCTCGAAGATGCCGCCAAAGAGGAGCTGAACGGAAAAACCGCACAGCGTGACAGCGTGCTTGCACAGCTGACGGACGTTCTCGGAGATGCGGACAGCATTGAAGATCTGTATTCGTACACGTTGGAAGACGTGCGTAATGCACCCGAAGAAGACGATGAGACCCTGCGAGTTACCGCAAGCGATATCGGCACTGCCGTGCTCAACGGACGCGTTGATACAACGGCCGAAGCAATCGCATATCTGCGTGAACATGACAAGAGTGACAGCGATATCCGTTCCGGTGTTACGAAAAAGGTTAAAGATGCGTACCTTGCGGCCTATGATGCAGATGATTATGACCGAATGTCGCAGATCATTGATGATCTGTTTGCATTGGGAATCGGCTATGATTCTTCGGACTTTGAAGACTGGGAAAAGAAACACACAAGCGATCGGTTTGATGCCGATTATGGTGATGAACTGAGTGGTATCGTGTCGGCAAGAATGAACCGTGATTTTGCCGCATACGAGGCAGGTGTGCAGGCATTGCTTGACAGTGATTATGAGCAGGATGCTGTTTTCAGTGCGTTGAATTCCGCTATGGCTGACAATGGCTACACGCAAAAGCCCGAAACGGGTTATCTGTATTGGTACGGTGATATCAAGTATGCACTTCGTGACAACGACACGAAATCTGCGAACCGCATGATCGACTACATGATTGAGCATGGGAAAGAAGAAGGCGATATCAAGTCCGCAATCACAACCGAATTCAAGCCTGACTATGTGGAAGCAATCACAAGCGGTGATTATGCCACGGCTGACAGAATTGCCAGTCTTCTGTTTACCACCGGATTGTATGAGCAGAAAACTCTTGACAAATGGGTTAAGGATGCACAAGAAAACTAATATTTTTCAACAGACGGGGAGAAATCACACTCCCCGTTTTGTTATGCTCTTATTATCAAAACGAAAGGAGGTAATTCCATGGAAAAAATATTTGTAGTCTTCGATGTGGAAGATCAGACCCTGCGTATGCACATTCCGACCGCTACCGTCCGCGCCGGTACAAAAGGAACTTATTTTGCAAAGATCTTATTTGATTCCGTGTGGCAGAATGTGCAGGACATTCGAGCCGGTTTTTTCAGGGACAGTGTTTTTCACCCCTTATGTCTGACCCAAGACGGCGAAGACAGAACTTATGTCTGTGAAATTCCGCCGCAGGTCATAGCCGAAGCGGGGCAATTCGGTATGGGCTTGTTTGCCGGCAGTCAGCTGATCACAAATACTGAGTTTGTTCCTGTTCTGCCGAGTTTTAAGAACGACATTTTTAATAACTCGGATTTTCTTGACTGGTTCGGAGCGACGGATCAATTCATAGCAGCATTGCAAGAGGCGATAGGAGCAAAAAGCCCGATAGGGCATCACCACAATGACAAGTATTTCACAGAAACCGAGATAGATAATATCCTGAAATCCTATGTAACGAGTACCGTGTTTCAGCAGACACTCAGTACACATAACGCCGCTACTGATGCGCACAGTGATATCAGAGCGTTGATTTCTACCATAACGAACCGACTGAACGCGGTTCTTGACAGTGATGACATCACTCTCGACCAACTCAGTGAGATCGTTGCGTACATCAGAAACAATGCAGATCTGATAGCAGGGATCACGACAAACAAGGCAGACCGTATCCATACCCATGATGACAGGTATTTTTCACAGGAGGCAGGTTCGCAATTGGTAAAAAGTCTTGCTCGTGTTCCGGTTACCGTTACCGAAACCGTCAACGGCTCGCAGATGGTGCTGACCTGCGATCAATCACTTGATCAGGTAAAGGCATCAGGTGGCTCTCCGTATGTGCGGTATATGCTCGATGTCGGTGCGGCAAGCGGTGCTTCACTTATTTGTTTTGCCGAAAAACTGTCAGAATCTGCAAATAATATCGTCTTTGCCTCGACTCCCGACATCAATGGACAGACACATATCTTCACAATTGACAGCAGCGGCACGAACCACACGGTGTTTACTGCAATGGAGCACTTTTATCCGGCAATCAGAATATCCGAAGACAATCCGGATGATATTCCGAATGTTTGGGCGGTATGGAAATATGCACAGCCGCAGAATCTGATAATTGATGCTGTTATCAATTATTCGCAAGAAACAATAGCCCTTGATTCTTCAGTAACAGCGGAAATGTTTGAGGAGGCTTATGCCGCAGGAAAAGATGTGTGTCTTCATGCAACCTTATCCGATGCAGGCATGGAAGGGGTTATGCTTACAATTCCGCTGACGGCAGCAAAAACTTCTTATCTCTATTTCAGCACGGTAACTGATTTATCGCCGCAAGCCGCCGGGAACTATAATATGATCGCTGTTCCTGTTACTCGAACATCGCTTGCAACATACGGTATTTCCATCAAAAAAATCAAATTTGAAGAAACATAAAATAAAAAGGAGGACTTATTATGACCAAATTAACCATCATCACCGGTTCGCAGGTGTGCGGCACGGTGGACGTAGCAGTAAAGGAGAACGGCGAGCGTACGGTTTACAGCCTGCCTGTCGGTGTGGAACTGACGGTATCGGATGCCGTGGCTCAGGCGGCAGTGCAGCAGTGCGACTGCCTTGTCGGGTACTTCGTTGCCGATGAAACAGCGGTTGCCGGCTTGCCGACCGCAGGCATTGCCGACGGCAGCTACTGCTTTATTACGAGCACGGGGGATGTGAAATTCCTGTCCGGCGGCATGTGGAGGTGAGTGTATGGATGTGGTAACATATGCGGCATTGAATAAACGGATCGGGCAGGCGGGCAATACCGCTGCGGATACCAATGTTTTTATTGCGCATGTAAAATGCGATCCTGCATACAGGGTGCCTGTGGAGGACCCGTATTATTATATCTGCGATCCGGACAGAATGACGACCGATGCATGGAAAGCGGTTGAAGCCGAGGGCAAGAAGATTGTGCTGCAGGTTGAAACCACCGCACCCGACGGCTCAACTGTTATTGTGACGGCAACCGAAGTAAAAACCGGCGGCACAGCCTCGTTTGTGCCCGTGTTCAGTGCAGATGTGAACGGTGTGAAGTATGAATTCCGCAAGTTTGCACGAAAGAATCCGGATGCCCCGGAGGAACCCGGACGTGTTGCAATTTTCTGTGTTCCGCCATTGGCTTATCTGACAACCGATAAAGCGGTGCCGTATCTGTCTGCGGGTGCAACGGATGATCAGTTGCCGACAGCCAAAGCGGTTGTTGACTATGTTGCACAGAATGGGTCGGGCGGCACATCCGGTATCCGTTACGGCTTCGATGCGAACACGGGAACACTGTATCTTTATGGTGACGGTGAATTTTACGGCAACGGAGAGACCAATCACGAGAACATCAAAGAACAGGTAAAGCACGTTGTTTTCTTTGAAAATATTTCTTCGGTTCATGATTATGCGTTCCGCAACGATTATCCGAACCTTGAAACGGTGTCTTTTTGCAATTCGGTAACGAGCATCGGTCACGGTGCCTTTACGACTTGTACCAACCTGCGCAGGGTGCAATTGCCGAAAAATATAACGGAATTGGGAAATCTGACAAGAGGTTTGATTTTTGCGAACACAGGGATTGAGGAAATCACAATTCCTGCTGCGGTTACAATCCTCGGCAGAACATCTTTTACAGAGTGCGCAAATTTGAAAAAGTTTGAATTTGAAAAGAATTCCGAACTGCTGACAATTCATAAAAGTGCAATCAGTGATTGTCCGATGCTCAAAAAAATCGACCTGCCGAAAAAAGTCACCGAAATACGGGAAAATGCTTTCGCACATGATACGGCATTGAAACAGATCACCCTGCCCGCTTCCCTGACATCAATCGGCGCAAACTGTTTTAACGATTGTACGGCTCTGGAATTTGTCATGTATGACGGCACCGCCGAACAGTGGGCGGCAATTGAAAACGATGAGAGTAACAATGTTTTTCTCAATGCGGATAATCTGTATATGATTGTGCCGAACGATGTGCCCGATGGAATCTTTTTGGCCAACGGGGTCGCAATCGGCAATGCACTCGGTAAGAATGTGCAAGCGGCGGCATGTGAGTTCCGTATGACCGAAAGCAATAATATGTGTTTGAATTTTCATGTGCCGGAAAACGGCAGTACCGATGCGTATTATTGTATCAGTCTGTTTTATCCGATTGCGCTTTTTTCCGGCAGCACCGTAAAGGCTGTTAAAATCGAAGAAGGCATAAAGGCAATCATCAATGCCGGTGTGCATACTGCATCGGGTTCTGCAGATGGGGGCGGTGCTTTTCAGAATTGTGCAATGGAAGAAATATCCCTGCCCGAATCCATGGAACGCATTGATGATTATACATTCGCAGGTTGTAATAATCTGAAGCGGATTTATGTTCCTGCCGGTGTTTCGTATATAGGAAAACATGCTTTTTATTGTGCAAACGGAGCACCGTTTGATATCTATTACGGCGGCAGTGAGCAAGATTGGGAAAAGTTCGATTTTACTTACGAAAAATTCCCGAATCAGGACAAATGCACCGTTCACTACAATGCAACGGGACTTCCCGAATGATAAAAAGGAGATTTTTTATGGCAACACAAGTTATTGATGTCAGCACCCACAACGGCGATATTGACTTTCGCAGAGTCAAAGCCGCGGGGATTGAAAATGTGATCATCCGTTGCGGCTTCACCGGCTACGGCAGAAGCCACACACTCAACAAGGATGCACGTTTTGAAGAAAACTACCGCAAGGCAAAGGAGGCGGGACTCAATGTTGGAGCATATTATTATGCGGTCGCTCTTACCGAAGCGGATGCAGACCGCGAGGCTGCTTTCGTTCTTTCACTTCTGAAGGATAAGCAGTTTGAACTGCCCATCTATTACGATGTGGAGGACGTGCACGACACAAGAGCCGCAGGGGTGCTCACACAGAACATGCAGGGCTTGAGCAAAGCACAGCTCACAGCCATCGTCAACCGTTTCTGTGACACACTCGAAAAAGCAGGTTATTTCGTCGGTATCTACAGCGGCAAGTATTGGTTCAGGGATGAACTCGATATGTCCGTTCTCAACCGCTACACCGTCTGGCTTGCACACTGGACCACGCAGACCGACTACACGGGTCCTTACGGACTCTGGCAGTACACCGATTCGGGCAGAGTGGACGGCATTTCGGGCAATGTCGATATGAGCATTCTCTATCAGGACTTTGCACCCGTCATCAAGCGTCTCGGACTGAACGGCTTCCCGAAGCAGACCGCGCCGACCGAACCCGTCATCCTCAAAGGGGATGTTGACGGCGACGGTGAAATCACCGAAGATGATGCACTGTTGACTCTTCGCAGATCTGTCGGTCTTGCAACCTTTACCGAAACACAGGAAAACGCCGCCGACATGGACGACGACGGCAATATCACAGCGGCAGATGCAAGAGAAATCTTGCGCAAGTCCGCAGGACTGGAGGACTAACCATGGACGGAAATAAAAAAGAAACCGCAACCGCGACAACGGTTTCGGTCAAGGACAGACTCAAAAGCTGGGCAGTATGGACTTCCGTGTTCGGTGCATTGGCAGTCATCCTCAATGCGTTCGGTGTGTTTGAGAAAATCGGCATCGACAGCACCACATTTGATGCAATCATCAACTCCGTCGGTTCGGTGTTGATCGCATTCGGTATTCTCAACAACCCCACCGACAAGACAGCATTCTGATGAACGACAATATCAACCCCGCACCGCACCGCGACAGCTCTTGCCCCTGCGAAGCGGTGCGTGAGCTGAAAAAGATCGTTGAACGCCACGAACACGAGCTCGCCCTCGGCTCCACGTCCTTCGCCCTCATCAAACAGGATCTTGAACATATCAAATCCGCCCTCGAGAAAAAAGACCGCTTCAATACCGGTCTGCTCTCGAACATCGCAAATATCATCCTCACTATCCTGCTCGGGTATCTGGCCGTAAAACTCGGGATCGGTGGATGATCTGCATATCTTCTGCAAGTTACCGGCAAGTTGCAGTCAAGTAAGCTAACATGCATACTTTGTATATTTGTGCCTGTTACTGCCTTAAAAACGGCTGTTTTCAATGCTTTGCAAACATGAATGTTAATAGGACCGCAACTTACAGGCAAGTAAAAAATGTGAATATTATTCGCATTTTTACAAGGCTAACGGAACCTTGCAAAATGATATCATGATATCATTTTATTGCTTTCTGCCCCATTTTTATAGACCTTCCTAACGGCAAAACCGCCCTGCTTTATGCAAGGCGGTTTTGTCTCAGTAGGTGACTACAAAAGTGACTACAAAATACTATTTTACAGCGAACTAAGACGAACTGTTCATAGTACGCAAAAGCCCTATATATAGGCATTTTTGAACCAAAATGAATTGTGACATGTGCTTCAATAAATACAATTCGGGACCAAGAGGCCATGGGTTCAAGTCCCGTCACTCCGACCACTTTCAGCGAGATGCTTGAAACTACAAGGTTTCAGGCATCTTTTTATATGTCTTGAACGCGCTTGGTTTTTTAGTAAAAATCTAACGAACCAAGAGGGAAAGAAATTATGAGAAAAAAGCCTACAATCCGCATGAAATCTAAGGAAACAGCAGCAGAGGTGTTTGAGCTGTTTTTACTAACCAAGCGCGCTGACGGCGTAAAACCAAGAACGATCGAAACATACAAGCAACATTTCCATGCTATTTCAAAACACCTTGATATTAACCAAGAGATAGCAGAAATGACCGCCACGGACTTAAAAATGATGATTGTATCAATGCAAAACAAAGGACTTGCACCTAACTCGATAAAGAGTTATACAATCACATTGAAAGCCTTTTTGTCTTGGTGTAATGCAGAGGGCCTAACAAGTCTTAATATGAAAAAGTACAAGGGTGAAGACACAATCAAAGAAACTTACACCGATGAAGAACTGAAAATTTTGCTCCAAAAGCCAAACATGAAGACTTGCACCTTTGCCGAGTACCGTACATGGGTAGTTGTCAATTTTCTTATTAACAGCGGAAGCCGAGCCGCGACAATCCGTAACATACAAAACCGTGATGTGGATATGGAAAACAATGTTATCTATGCGCGACACACTAAAAACAGAAAGGCTCTTGTTATTCCGTTATGTTCGCAGATGTCAGCCGTCCTTATGGAATACATGAAAATCCGTGGTGGCAAACAAGATGATTACTTATTTCCAAGCGAAAACGGAGAACAACTGACGGAAAGCGGTTTCAGATGCAGTATTGTAAATTACAACCGTAGCCGCGGCGTGACAAAGACAAGCACACATCTTTTCCGTCACACGTTCGCAAAGAAGTATTTAGTTGATTGCGGCGGCAATGCCCTCATGCTCCAAAAGCTCTTGGGACACTCAACGCTTGATATGACAAAACATTACTGTGCCATATTTGATGCCGAAATAACAAAAGACTTTGACAATTTTTCACCCCTTGCAAAATTAAGCTCCAATAGTGAAAGAATTAAAATGCCGAAACGGTCTTGACGGTGTATTACATTTCGTAAAATACAGCAAACAAAAAGCGAGAGACAAACACATCTCTCGCTCTTTTTTTATAACTATTCAATTATTTTTTCAACATCAATTTCCCGCACGTCATAATGCGACCAATTTTCTTCTTTTGGAATTTGTGTATTGAGTATAGGGTTATATTTACGGATATACTCTCCCTCTTTTTCTCCTATTTCTGCAAGTTTATCAGCATAGTTGCGGCTCTTGGCATAATACAAAACATCAAAGTTTATATTGTGTCCTTTGCGCTTTGCCTCTGCTAAAATATAATATTTCTTTTCTGTTTCATTTTGTATGCCTACATAGTGCTATGCTACACGCCGCAACATATTGGTGCTTTTTCCTATGTAAACAATGTTCTAATCTATTTTTATGCAGTATATACCCGCATATTCATACTTTGCCGCAAGACCTTTTTTCTTTAACCAATTATACATATTTTCCGCGTAGTTTGCCATTAGAAAATAAACTCCTCTTCTTTTATTTTTTCTTTTGGTGAGAGGCTTTAATAAAATTATCTTCTTTATTCATTTAATTCTCCTTTTCATTCTTGTGATAAAAACACAATCTTCAATTAGATTCTCTGTACACTCAACTGCATCAGCTGTCTGCTTCATTTCCTTGCCAATTGGTAAATCTGATAAGCCGTAGTTTCTGAAAATATTGATTAAGGTGCTTGCTTCATTGTCAATTCCGAAGGTGAAGTTTTGTATGATGTATTTACAATACAAAACAACATAACCGGTTTTGAAGATTTGCTATTTAAAATCAAGACCGCTGAACAAA